ATCTAGATTAACATCAGTATCAATCTGATTTGCAAGGTTTTCAAAGCTGACTTTATAATTAGTTTTAGTTACAGAATCCTGTACTAAAAACAAATCTGAATTTACTAAAGCCATAGCTATAATTCTCTACGCAGTAAAGCTATTACTATTATACTTATGTCTTTTCAGGCAGATTTGAGATATCAATTGAGATATCAATCTCACCAGCGCCAACTGTTGTAGATGTAATAGGTGTTACTCCTCCTACATCATTGACGCTTCCACCTCCACCTCCACCGCCTGATGATGCAATCTCATCAATTGAACTGAGTCGCCATACGCCAGGTCCAATCGTTGCGTCTGGATTTAAAAATGTAAATTGCCGGCCAAACCTAGTCTTAGTATCACCTTGATTAGCCATTGTTTTCTAAATTCTCTTGTACATCTAGTTTACCAATTAACTTATCTAGTTCTTGCTTGAGCGTGTCGATGTCAATAGCCTCGGTGATCTGCTCTGCACGTGTGTCGAACACTCCTGATGCCTTAGCCATAAGTTCTAACGCTCTGAGCCTTATGTTTATTGGGACTGCGATGTCCTCGCTATGCTTGAACCATTCGTTCATTACGTATCTTCTAGCCATTCGATCATCGTTAATGATCATCTCTTTCTTGGCTTGAGTGAGAGGTTGTAAGAGTAAAGTGATATTCGCATCTTCCAATAAGTCGTTCACTCTCTGCTGAATGGTTGCACTTGTCAGGTGATCACACTTGAATGCACTCATGTACGCAGTGACTGGAGTCATACCGTCTATTACATTACTGGCAAACATTAACTGTCTTTTAGTTAATCTCTTGTCTCTGCCTGTTGGTTCATCAGTCTCTTCTGTGTGTAGTCCGTATGGCAGTCCATTCACCTTTGTCTTTACCTCTACTGACTCTATATATGACCGCCTCGCTTCGCTATCTTTCCCCCGCTTTGGAATGCTTGCACCATTCTCTTCTTGCGTGTTTGCATTCTCTTTGATCACATCTGCCAGTAATTCTGCTTTGCTCATTGCATTCCCCTATTCGTTTAAACAAGTACTTCACTAGCTCACATGATGAGCCTGTGCGTTTACCTTGTCAATCATGTTTCTACTTTGTTCACTATCAAGCTTGCAGTCTATTCTGAGTAGCTCACCGCATGAGCCTTTACTTCCTACCATAGATTTGCCTGATCGTCTTCGACTCTTGCCCGATAATGTGCCTGTTTTTTAGGCACATACTGTACATCCATACATACCGTTTAAACCTCATTAGCGGGCTTTAGAGACGTTTAGTGCAAACATGAGGGAAGTGCATTAGCTTGCACGTGAAAATGGCATAGCGAGCCTCACCCTTGTAGTACGTGGCTTGCGTGTCGGTCTTCTATAAGACCTCAAAACAGGCTGAATTCTGCCCTATATATAGCGTTGGTTTGTTGCATCAATCCCACAATTATTTAATCAAAGTGTTTACACGTGGCAATAGAAAGTGTTTATACTTCAAGTGTTGTTTAGTTTTGGGTGAGAAACCACCCGCCACGTGCGAGCCGAGAGCGTGGATCTAAATAAGTGCGGTATTGCTGAGTGCCTAGGGCAATTGAATAATCTTAAGTGGCAGTCAATATGAGGACTTTAAACTCTGCGCTAAAAGGCTAGTAGGCTCTGCCCCTTGGATGAGGATCAGGCAACCGAACGGAATGAGGCGAACGACTACAACCACAAGCGTGACTGCTTGTGCGAACGTCCGAGTGTCAGGGAGCGATCCCTTGTTCTTTCGAGATTTAATCTCATTGGACTCACACTAAACACCCACCTACCTACAGGGGTTTGACCTGAGTCCAAGAGGATGCAATCTCGCATCTACTTAGGAGGCTTTATGCAAAATCAATTACCAGTACAAACATTGACTCAGCAAGAATGGAGTCAGCTAATCGGCTACATCAACGGCAATCCTAAGCCTGTTGAGACCACCAAAACTGGTGCTATTCCCGCTAACTTCTTTTTCTCACTCTAATCGGAGGATCTTATGACCCAAGCACTACGTGAGCAATGGCTCAACAATGCAGTTACTTCGGTGCGTGGCATTTTCCACGCTAACGGCTATCCGATCCCCGATCACATCAGGGTTTCGTGTGGTTTCCCATCCAAGCGGGCACGTAGTCTGTACCGCAATGTCGGTGAGCACTTCTCGCCTGATGCCTCGGAAGATGCGACTCATCAGATCTTCATCTCCCCTGTGCTCGATGATTCTGTCGAGGTTCTCGGTGTACTCATGCACGAACTAAGCCACGCAGTTACTGGCGCAAAGCATGGGTATGAGTTTAAACAGTGTGTCCGCAAGGTGTGGCTTGAGGGTAACCCTACGCAGACCAAGGTAGGTGCTCAGTTCCGCAGTAACTTTTCCCCGATCCTTGAGTCACTTGGGATCTACCCTCATGCCAAGCTGAATGTGGCTAGTACTTCCAAGCCACAGGGCACACGTATGCTCAAGGCGGTTTGCGGTACGTGCGTTGAGACTGCACCTGACGGTACGGTCAAATCCCAGTACACGATCCGAGTCACCAAGACTTGGGCTGACAAGGGTTTACCTACGTGCCAATGCGGTACGCAGTTTGTTTTATCTAAATAACTTTTTCTAGGAGGCTTACCTTGAACATTCCAAAAACTATCTCTCTACTCCCACGTACCGTTGTACAGGCGGTGCTCGATCAACATGGCTCAAAGCTTTCCCCGCCCGCAGTATTTGGTGCTGACCCTGTGCAAGACGATAGAGGGGTTATCTCTCTGATCGAGCAAGGCTACGTCACCATCGATCAGGTGCGTGCCACCAAGCCATCCGCTATCGCTCAAGCGGGTTTGCCTGACGATGTACGTAGGGCGGTCTATGACACGCAAGCCAAGGTGGATCAAGCTTTGGCTCAGGTTGAAGTATTGCGTACCACTGCTGACAGATCTCTTGACTCTGCTTTGGAACAGTCTACGCAGATCGCTAAAGACTTCAAGTCATTGGCTGAGCGTTTAAACGTCAAGATCGATGCGGTAGAAAAGCCTGATGCCAAGGTGATTGAAGACACCATCCGCACCGAGGTGTCCAAGCTATTCGATTCATTCCGCAAGTCAGCACCCAAGGAGGTGATTGCCAAGGTTGCCAATTCAATACCCAAGGTTAAGCGTGTCAAGGTCAAGAACATATTCGATGGCGAACTCAGCTATGAATATGGTGGCGAGTACTTTCACTTCAGCACTTCGAAGTCGAGTTGTGGAATGACCCATCCGCTCCCGCACGTGTCGATGACTACGTGTTCGACCCTAAGCATTTGCATCAAGCTTTGGTTGCGCTTGATGGCTCTCTACCTGACAACGTGTGGCTTGCGGGTGAGCGTGGTACAGGCAAGACAGAGTTTGTTACTCAGGTTGCATCACGGCTTGGACGCAAACTCTTTCGCATCAACTTTGATGAGGCTATGGAACGTGCGGAGTTCATTGGCGGTAACACAATTCAAAACGGCAATGTCGAATGGAAAGCGGGTGTCATCACTCAAGCCATTCAACATACTGGTGCGCTTGTGCTACTCGATGAGATCGGTTTTGCAAGGGCGCAGTCAATCGCAGTACTGCATTCCCTCTGCGAGCGTAGCCCACACCGCTCTATCGTTATCGCTGAGACAGGCGAGCGCATCGCAGTCGCATCGCACGTTGCGTTTTTCTGTGCCGATAACTCAAACGGTTTCGGTGATCAGTCAGGTAATTTTGCGGGTGTGCGTGATCAAAACACCGCATTCATTGACCGCTTTGGTTACACGTTGCGCTTTGAGTACTTGCCCTTTGCCGATGAGGTCTCGCTTGTTTCTAAGCGTACTGGCTTGCCAGTAGATGCCTCTGAGGTATTGATCAAGTTCGCTACCGTTGCACGTGAGAAAGCTAAGGCGGGTGTGCTGACTCAGCCACCAAGCTTGCGCCAGTTGTTTGCTTGGGCACGTGCCATTACCAAGGGTGTGCCTGTCGGCATCGCCTTTGAGAATGCAATCGTCAACAAGTTTCCCGCTGACTGCGAGGCTGAGTTACGTGGTGTGTTCTCTGCCACTATCGATGTAAACAATCTCAAATCTTTTCTTAACTAAGTAAGGGGGCTTTATGTTAGCAATCAATGCTAAACGTGGTGTCGAGTCTACTGTCGAGCGTGTCTTCAATTCGACAGGCAATGCATTCTCCAAGCTACAAGTACTGTGGACTGGTTCGACTGCGGGCATCATGTTTAAACGTAGTAGTACTGGCGTGGATGCCAAGATTATTTTCCCCGCCATCGATGAGGGTGCGGAGATGAAACGCTCCACCTTTAACAACCTGATTGGTTACGCAATCCATGAGCTAGGTCATGCATGGTTTACCGACAATCAGCCTTGGGATCAGGCACGTAATGACTACGGTCAATTCGTTGGCAACCTGATCAACGGTCTTGAAGATCCCCGCATCGAGCGCAAGGTCATCGAGTCAGGCTACGCACCGAATGCCAAGGCTTTGTTCGAGGAGTTACTCAATTCCATCCTCAAGAAGAATGGCTACGTTGATGCAGACGATCTCAAGAATGTACCGTTCCTCCTCGCTGTAGAGGGTAGACGTTTAAACGGTTATCACATTGATGTGCCAAGCATTACCGATGATGCCCCTTGGTCTGCCGATTTACATTGGGCATTGTCCGAGGCGCAGTCAGCCAAGAACACCAAGCGCATTGCAGAGATCGCAATCGAATTGTTCAAACGTCTTAAAGACTTCGAGCCTGAGCCTACTGATGGTGAGGGCGGTGATGACGGTCAAGAGGGTGACGGTGATCAGGACGGTGACGGTCAGGGTAACAAACCTACCGATAAGCAAGGTGACGATCAAGACGGTGACAAGGGTGGTGATCAGTCTACCAACAAGCCTACTGACGGTGACGGTGACAAGGGCAATCAGGGTGACGATAAGGGGTCTCAGGGAGGCGATCAGCCATCCGATGGGGGTGAGCCTACCGATGGCGATAAGCCCGCTGAAGAGGGTAAGAAAAACGGTGGCGGTAAAGACTTCAATGGCGGGCGCAATGTTGAGCCGTCCGAATTTATTGAGGGTGAACTTAACGATCAGAAGTCTAGCCTGAGCAAGCGTTTAGATAATCGTCCTAGTTCAGCCAAGCCAACATATGCCACATTCGAGTGGCTTTAAGGAGATGTATGCAAATCACTAAATCAAATGCACAGATGAATTACTCTGTGGAATTTAACTCTGAGCCTAGTGGTCTCGGTGCTACCAAGGCTACCATCCAACGCATCTTGCGTAGCCTTGACCTTGTCGGTTGGAACACGCATGAAGAAACAGGGCGGTTAGATCGCAAAGCGTTTACACGCTACGCAACAGGCAGTACCGCCATCTTTTCTAAACGTCATCACGTTGAGGCTCAAGCCTCTGCGGTTACCGTCTTGATTGACTGCTCAGGATCGATGAGTAATGGGCGCAGAATTCAAACCGCTCAATCGGTTGCGATCCAGTTAAGCAAGATGCTTGACAAGGCTAACGCATCGTTCAATGTGGTTGGTTTCCAAGGTGGTCAGGGTGGCTTACGTCAGGGTGCTACTGGTGCTAACGCTGATAACCTTGAGGCAACCATTGAGTACACCGAGTTCATCCCCTTTAAAACATGGGGCGAATCGTTGACCAAGGCATCTGCCAAGCTTGGTGCTATTCGTTACTGTGCGGGCAATTCAACACCTGACTACTCTGCCTTGACTATGACCTTGGAAGACCTGAGCAAGCGTGAAGAGCAACGCAAGATCCTCTTCTTCTTGACTGATGCTGACTCATATATCAGATCACACATGGTTCACGTCCAAGGTATTGCCGATAAGCTTGGTATTAAAATCATTGCTATCGGTATCGGCAACACCGATGTTGAGCAATGTTTCAAGATCGCTCAGAATGTAGAGAACGTGAACGATCTAGCAGATGCATCATTCGGCAAGTTACTTAAGGAGTTGCGCTAATGTGGGGGGATATGCCCCCCGATGGGGGGATTATGGAAGATGAC